TCCAAAAATAATTCGTTCCGTCAAAAGAATCTTCGGTAACAAATTTTTCCGAACTATTTTTATAGATTCTAGTGGTCAAATTTGTCTCTATAGTAAATTCTGTCGGATAACAATGACCGAAATCTATTGTTATTCCTTTTATGTCTAATCCTGATTTATCTGTAAATTCTATTTTCGCACTTCCAAGAATTTCATTTGTGATGATTCCGTTGTTATAAATTTCTAATCCACTATCTTTTCGCGGCGGAAAATACATTGTCCCATCGACTTTTGAGAAATTTTGTTCACATGTTGCGTATATTTTATTTACATCGTAACCATCAAACGGTTTTTCTTTATTTGCCAGATACAATAATTCCGTGTTTGTTACTTTAGCATTGTTCTGTGCATCAGAATTTACAACTCCTATGCTTACTTTTACATATCCTCTATTCCGAAACGGAAGTTTCATTGATTCTATGTATTCTTTACTTGCCATTTGCATATACGATCACTCCAAACCGGCGTCAATCAAATTAAATGAAAGCGTCTCATCTTTTGTTACCATATGAGTTAGCCTATCTACAAATAACGGTTTTCCGCTCCTATCTCCGGGGTACATTATAATAGTGATCGGGTGTCCCGGATTCGCCATATCTTCAAATGTAACAGGAACGTAAAATGGTTTTATGGCATCTAACATCATCTTTCGAGTTTCTGGATTAAGACCGACCCACTCGAGATTACTAAGTTTGTACAAATCCCTTCCAACTCTTTGACCAATAACTGCGTTGTTCTCATTTCTTCCACCGTTTACTGTCGTTGTTATCGTCCATGAAAACCCGCGTCTCGGCGGTGGAAAGTCATAACCATTTACGTTCAAAAACGATGATAATGCCATATTCAACCTCCTGTTTTTTAATAAAAAAGTACCTACCGAAGTAGGCGCTTTTCCTTTTAAGTAAACGAATATCCATTCCTTGCACGTCTCGAATCTGTGATCGACACTAATTCTCTTCCGTCTACTACAATTCGTTTTCCATCTCTAACCGCTTGTATCAATTCTCTCAATAGGTTTTCTTGCTCTCGGTTTTCCATATTTGCACGAGAAAAACCTCTGTATGCCGCTTCTTCAATTCCTTTTTGAATATCCAAATTATTTGCAACCGCAGTTCTTCCATCGGAAAATGTCCCTACCAACTCGTTATGATTTGCCATAAACAATCCGTCTTCCGGGAATCCTCCTACTGAATACTTCGGTATTAAATCTGCCAATGTAATTTTTCCTATTCCGTTGGCATATCCATGACCTTTCCAGCCGTTTGACAAGCTTCCGTATCTAGCCAATGTATACCTAATAGATGCTAATATGTTTGACAATGGATCGTAAATATCCTTATCATATCCAGGATATGCGTACGTTCTAAAAGTCGGATCAATTACCTGCATCAATCCTTTGGAAGGCGTTCCTTTGATTGCATTTATATCCCATTTATTAATTGCTTTTGGGTTTCCGCCGGATTCCGTCTGCATCTGATAAAGCAAAAGGTCTAAATTTGATTTTGAAAATTGACCTGTCATTTTCAATGCTTTAGTGGCAATGTTTCTCCATTGTTCAACTCCGGCTGATGGGTTATATTTTGGCTGTATTGAATCAAATATTCCGCTTACATACTGTACAATTCCATCAAATGTCTTGTTTATAATTCCACCTGCCACACTCGACCACGGTTCAAATAAATTTGATATATTTGCAAACTTGCTGATTGCAACTTTTACAATTTCTCCTGGGTTTGTAAGATAATCCAACACATTCCCTGTAAAACTTTTTACCGAACTCCATGCGTTTTCAAAAAACTCACCTATTCCGCCTTTAAAATGTGGAGCGCCTGACATAAACGCCTTTGTTTGATTCGCGGGCATTATTTTTGTACCTTTTTCAAGCGGCAACATGACATTTCGCCCATCGGGTATAAACGGTTTTCCTGACGGCGGAATAATAAGCTCTTTGTAAGTTGATCCTGCTTGGTCATTCACGATTCCAAGTGTGTTTTGCGGAACTCCATCCGATCCTTTAGCGAACTTTATTCCATCCCACTCACTTACTCGTGTGTCTGATCCCACTTTTTTAAGCACCCAGTTCACACCTTTTATAACGCCATTCACAAGTGTTTTAATAGGCTTAAATGCGTTTTCTGCAATTTCTTTAAAGAAGTCTCCTAACCCCTTCCAAATGTTCTTTATGGCATCATATGCGTTTTTAAAAGCCGTTTTAAACCACGGACCCACATTTTTAAAAGGAGATTTAATGGCTTCCCATTTTTTTGAGAACCAAGATTCAATGAATGACCAAGCTTTTTTAATACCTTCATACCCTTTATCAAACTTTTCGCCAAACCATTCCGTTACAGGAGAAAATACTACTTTTATTCCTTCCCATAATCCTTCAAAAAATCCACTTCCGTTCTCCCAAGATTTTTTTGCTTCATCCCATCCTTTTCTGAATTGTTCGCCTATTGATGATGCTGTTTCTCCAACCCATTCCTTAATATTTCCTAATTGCAACATTAATCCAGAAAGACTCGTTGGGGGTAATGCAATGTCTCCGACTTTAACTTCGGCGTCTTCACTAAAGATTTTATCAACCAGTGATTGCAATGCGCCTCGTGCAAAATCATTCGGAAGGTTCGCCATAGCTTTAACTAATGCCTTTCCGAATTTGTATAAGTTCCAAGCTAAATCTCCCCACTCTATTCCGCATATAAAATCAACTATTTTTTGACCAATATCTTCAAATGTTTTATCGTCTTGTAAAGTGTTTATAAATTCCGTTAAAGACTCTAAAATTCCGTTGGCGAAATTACTAAATGTATCCGCTGCGATTTCAGGATCCCAATTTTCAAAAAATCCTTTTATGCTCTTTGCTATAGATTCCCCTAAATTTTCCCAGTCAAACTCTACAGCGAACGCATTTGCAGATTGAAAAGCTGTATTGATTGAATTAGCAACAGTTTTCCCTAAATCATAAAAAAGTCTAGGTTTTATTAAACCATTCAAAAAATCCGCCAACCCTGTTCCGAAATTTTTTGCTTTTTCATACACGGAATCCCAGTTAATTTTTTCTAACGTGTTTGATAATGTGACGCTTATATATTTGCCTAACTGTTCTAAACTTTTAATGCTACTTTTATATGCGTCCAACATCTTATCGTTCGGCTTAAAGTTGGCAATTAAACCGCCCACTTCACCTGAACCAGCACCACCTGATCCGCCTGATGCACCAGCTCCAGCACTACCAGTAGTACCATTATCAGGCTCAACAATATTCAATTCATCAATCCCTAAAGTGTGAAGCTTCTTTGCATTTTTAGCAGCTTGTCCGAGATTGTCAGATAAATCTCCTGCGCTTCCAGCTGAATCCGCTAGATCTCCAGATACGTCTCCTAAATCGTCAGTTATTCCTCCGCCACTAATCTCAAATTCCCACCCGAAAATCTGACCAAGTGCGTTTAATACATTCTGTGTAAAATCAATGACTTTCGCCATGACTTTATTTAAAGTTTGTACAAATGGTTTAAACGCTGCGATAAAACCAGTTCCAATGACGGAAGCAAATTTCTTAATTTGCTCTTGCAAAATACGAATTTGGTTCGCCCATGTTCCTGCCGTGCGTGCAAAATCGCCCTGTGCTGATGTTGTATTGGCAAGCACGTATTGATAACGCAGCATCGTTTTTTCAGCTTGTGACATAGACTGAACATTTGCATCCAATCCATTTTTCATCGCCCACTCTGCAAGTGTTGCCTGTGTTAAATCCAAACCGTACGTACGAAGTGGTCTTGTTTCCCCTGTGAAGATAGCGGACAAATCTTCCGCAACATCTTTTTGACTGACATTGTAGAACGATGCCATATCCGCCGTTAATTGAGTCAATGTCAAGGATACATCTGCCATAGAGTCTGACAGTCCGACATATCCACCTGTTGCCTTATTCAAAAATGAATTTGCACTTTCAATGGAACTTGTATCAATTCCCATTGCAGACCCCATCGCTTGAAAACGGCTGGCATACTGTTTAAATGACAATTCAGACATTCCAAACTGTTTAATGGAGTTTTGTGCGTACTCTTCCACTTTGCTTGACATATCGCCAAATACAGTGTCTACAACATTCTGTACTTCCACAAGGTCTGATGCAATGGTTATGGAATCTCCTATTTTCCCAACAAATCGGAATAATAGCCAGTACGTTGCGTACATCTTTCCAAGTGCAGACGCAAGTCCTTTTGTTCCTCTACTTGCCTTATGTGTAGATTTTGTATAAGTATTAAGGCTTCCGCTAAGAGCATTCGCCGCACGACCGGAAGATGCGCCTGTCCGAGCCAATTTTGCCAATGCATTTGTCATATCAATCAAGTTCTGACTTACTTTAGGTGCTTTAGATAGTTCAGACATTAACTGTCGCATAGACTTAGCAAGCAAAGGTATGTTTTCAATCGCTTTTGTAGAGCTTTTATATCCAAGTTGCGATATTCCCTTTGCTAAGTTTGCAACTTGCTCAGATGTTTTAGACACATTCACTGAGTTAAGGCTTTGCAAGCCTTTCCCGAAACCTACAATCGCGCTTGCTGCCTTTGAAATCTGTCCACTGTTCAAATTTGCAATCTTTTCAATTCCCTTGGCAAATCTTGTATAATCTGCTGTTCCAACATTTTTTAAACCTTGCATAGAACGGCTTAGTTTATCTACACCATTTGCTACCCCAGATAAACCGCTTCCGTTGATTTTCGTGAGAGATGTGTTTAATGTCCCTAGTTTTGTTATCAATGTGTCAATTGCATTATTCGCTTTTCCAGCTTGCGCCTGTAATTGTATTTCAAGGCTGTCTACTGTAGTTCCCATTTCACACATCCTTCCTATAACTTTTTTAGGTCAGTGACTATCTCCGTTCAATAGCCAGAAAAAAACAGTAGGTTTTGACACACTACTGTTTATTATGATTAATTTCAAAATTTGTTTTCAGCGCTTCAAGTTTTGCAACAAATAATTCCCTTTGTAATTGCAACTCTTTTTCGGATAACGGTTCATTATTCTTTTCCGCCATTTCCAAAATAGGACTTTCGAAATATTTTGCTTTTGATTTTCTTTTATTCATTCCAGCTAATACTTGATCCAGAACAACAGAAAAGGCTTTCATATTGTATTGCCCCATGAGCCAATTTTCGTAATCCCTATCACGTAACATCAATTTATATGCTTCTGCATATATTTCTAATTTCTTTGGGGTAAGGCGCAAAAAGCTTTCATGAGAAATTCCCATTCTTAACGCATTTTTAAAGTATTCTTCCCATATTATTTTGTGGAAGTCGATTTTTTCTTGTGATCCTGTGGTGTTTTCGGCACTTTTTTCACTTCTTCCTCGTCCTGCTTGTTCATCTCCGCAACCATCTCCGTCAGACCCGTCAAATCGAAAAAACCATCTTCTTCCATCGTTTCTTTTATTTCTTCATAAAGCCCTTTAAAGGACATTTTTTTCTCTTTCATGTACTGTTTCATCAGTTTTTTTGATTCATCAAAAGTCACATGATGATGTTCCAATAATCCGGCATAAAAAGCATCTTTACAAATATGTGGCATATCAGATATCAAATCTGCTGTTCCGTCAATCATTGCAGCAGCAATTTCTACTTTGCTATTTTTACCTTCTAAATCCAATCTTTTTCCAATATAAGACATCGACAAAGCATTAAACATCCTTTGCACAACTGCTTTATTTTCTGCCGCTTCAAAACTAAATTCTAACGTATACTGTTCATTCCCAATCTGAATTGTTTTCATATTTTTCCCTCCGATTAATCAGAGGGGGCAGTCCGAAGACTGCCCCGCTCATATTTTAATATGTTTCTTCAAGTTCTGTATAAGCCATTTCATCAGAAACGCTACTTAGACCGGCTTTTGTATCTAAGTAGCTTAAGCTCCCCCCACAACTTCAAAATCAACTTTTGTGTCCATTCCCTTAAACTCTTCAATAGTAAGGTTATTTTCCATTACGAGCAATTCGTTCTGACCAATCTCCGGCTGTGGGAGTGCTGTTGGTGGCTGTGCGATTACAAAGAATGATTCATCAAATCCCGGAATAATCGTCTGAAACCACATTCTTTTTTCACCTGTAAGCTTTGCGTATTCTTCGATAACCTTTTTCCATTCTTCTTTTGTTTCACTTGTGAAGTTTACACCGACAGGGAATGAACCTCCCGTATCTGCTGCCCCTCGGATATATCGTTTAACAGCATCTTCAACCGCAGACGCATCAATCTGCTCATTTTCAATCGTGATTCCACCAATTGAATTAATTCGATTAAGCTTTGTAAATTTAGCTGGTTTTTGTCCGGCAGTTGTTTCAACTCCATAACCAAATGTAATTCCTAATGTAGAAATTCCTGCAATCATATTTTTTCTCCTTTCCACCGCTAATTTTTTGCAGTAAGCGATCACTTTTTATGATCGGTCTTATAAAATATCGCCATCGGCTATCATTCGCCGAAAACGTGCTACTCTTCGATATGTACTGTCTGTGTTCTGAAATTCCGGTGTTGCAATTACTTGAAACCTCATTGTTTTCATAATTCGTACAACCTCATTCATCACTTCTTTCGCATCATTCATCTTGGTATTTGTTGTTACCTCGATCTGAAAAGAAGACCAAACAGCATTGATCGTATCTCCTTGTAAGTCTTCTCCTGTTTCCGCTCCCGTCATTTCGTGTATATACACGGTTGGGAATTTCGGAACAGTATCGGCTCTGTCAGAGTTTGTAAATTTTAAATTTGGATAACGGTCTTTCAGTTTTTTAGAAAACTGCGTCTTTATCCGAGTGATAACTTGTGATTCCAACATATCTAGCATATTACCGCCCTCCAAATACCTTTTTTGCAATCTGCGGAATCTCTTGCATGAGTTCCAATGATGTTTCATACATAAACGGTCTTGACGGCATACCTTGCGTAAAATACCATTTTCCATCTTTCGGATAGAACCATCCGTATTTTCCGGGCGCAATCTCAAAAATTGTCTTTCCGGTGTTATAATTCCACTCCACGCCCTCCGGGAATGGATATGGGTAGCTACCTTCAAGTCCAAGCTGTCCAGTTCCGAACTCAACAAATGCGGCATGTCTCGAATCAGCCGTAATAAAAAAGATAACGGAATTTTTATCTCCGTTACCCTTTTTTTCATGTATGTTATTCAGAAGATCTCCTGTAAATATCGCGTCAAGTGTAGTAACCCTTGCTTTCGCAATCTCTACACCTCGTTTCGCTAATTCCTCTGTGAATATTTCACATTTTTTGTTAAGGGAATCTTGATATTCCCTTAACCGCTTCTGCAACTCTTTTATGCCTTTTACCGAAAGGTCTGCTGTGAATTTTCGTTTTGCCATTATTCATCACTTCTAAAATCGTTCATTCTGTCGTCTACATATCCTTTTAATACTGAAAAGCCTTTCGGTTCATCAAAACCTTTTCTTTTCAATTCTGCAATGATATTGTCGATTTCCTCTTTTACTCCTTGAAGCGCAAAAATAGCACCTGCTTTCATATCTTTGTTCATGTCTACCTCCTATAAAATATCCAATTCTTGAAAAACCTTGAAAATCTTCGGTGATTGGATTGCGAACCAATCAACGGTTGTTTCATCGTGTCCAAATTCTTCAATATGTTGCCAATTACTCTGCAACCCCGATTCAGCCATAAATGCATGAAGAATTTCATGTCGCAACTGCTTTTTCTGCAATATTTCAAAATTTCCAACTTTATTGTAATTGTCTTCTCTTACAACAATCAATCTGTTTGTGTAATCGCAAAAACCGTCAATTCCCTCATTTTTCAATTCTCGAATTTCAATTTGATATTTTGTTCCAAGAATATTGATACTTCTATTTTCCATATCACTTCACAACCCTTTTCAGAAGATACCTTGTAAAATTAAGACTCGGCTGAACACGTTTAATGGTGTAATCCGCCGACTTTCTGTCTACAATGTTTTGTTCGTCTGCATGTTTAACTTCGCTCATATGCCAAATTAGAGACGTTTCATCAATCGGTATTCTATCTTTCTCCATAAGAAGAACCGCGTCATACTCACTGATATCTACTCCAAAAGACTTTGCTTCTGCTTCACCGCCGGACATTGCAATATTTCCTCTAAAATCAATCGGATTTGAATACCCGACTTCTGTCTCTCCTGTTTCTACCGGAACTTTCTGACCGTCCACCTCAATATATATGATGTTTCCGTCTTCGTCTCGTTCGTAAATCGGAACTTCCCCGACTTGTAACGCATACTTTAAATTCTGCTTGTTTTTTTCTAAAAGTCGCATACAGACACCTTCCTTATTTTACGCGTAGCTTCTGCCCCGGATAAATTAAGTTCGGATTCTGAATACCGTTCAGATTTGCGATTGCCTGATAATTAGTACCGTATTTAGCAGCGATTCCAGAAAGCGTATCCCCAGACTGGACTGTGTAGTATACTGCACCGCCGCCGGAGGAACCATTAATCTTGTTTTGTACCTCATTGTACCTGTTTCCAAGCGCCGCCTTTCTTGTATCTCCATTTCCATATTTTCCCGCATAAACTTCTTTCACAAGTGTATCTACGGAGGCAGATGCAATATAGTTAATCATATTCTGCACCTCATTATACCGATTTCCTAGAGCATTTTTTCTAGCGTCTCCGTCTCCATATTTTCCCTGCATAACTCCAACAACAAGATCAAGCGTAGATCCAGATGGTGCTACTGCCGGCGGCGTCGGTTTTGTATCCCCTCCTGTAATTTCTGCTGGATAATCTCTATAACAATGATTCATATCCACGTTTCCGGAAATTCCCGGAACAGATCCGCCTGACGTATACTGCCAGATATCGTATGTTCCTTGATATGTGCAAACCGAATTATACTGTGCTACCCATTTTACAAACCGTTCCAACCCTACCAGGTAGTTTGTCCACCAGTTTGTATTCGCATAAACTCCGCACCAGTATCCAGCTTTTTCGATGATATCCCCGAAGATATTCGCTCTTTGAATTGCTCCATTTTCCGTTCCTGCCTGTTCCAAATCCAAATAAATTGGGTACGAAAGTTTATATCCGCTTACCATTCTAAGGACGTGTTCCGCTTCGCTTTTCGCCTGTGCGTCACTTGTCGCGTAGGAATAGATATAAACTCCGAACGGAATCCCAAGTCTTGTACATTCATCTGCATTTCTTTTCCATTGCTTATCGTCCTGACTTGCAATATTATCTCCATATCCGCATCGTAAGATTGCCCCATCTATATGTCCTTTTACCGCATCCCAGTTAATAGTTCCTTGATGTTCGCTTACATCAATTACTCTTAAATTTTCCATAATTTTCTCCTTTCTCCGGCATTTGCACCTGTACAAAAAAGAGGACGATTACTCATCCTCTAAATCATTCTTATTCACTCTGTAAAATCGTTTCCACAATTCTGCTACTTTTTCCCAACCGTACATTGCCACAAAAGCTACTAATAGGCCGGCTAGAATTGCTGCTAGAATCATGTACCACAGAATCGTTTGCTGTATATACTGCATATAAGCTATAAAAGCTGTAACCGTAAGACCGATTGACAATACAAAAACCAAAATATCGGTCGGAATTTTCTTCAATCCCGATACTCCTTTAAAAACTTGCGTAATTATTGAAACTGCGAAAGCGAAAATTCCAACAATTCCGATAACAAGTGTCATGTTTATAACAATCTGTTCCATTTAAAATCACTCCTTTACAAAAACGTTCCTTCGTCTGTGCATTTTTTATACACTTTTTTGATATTGTCT